GTGATTCACACACCCATCACAGACATTGAACAACTGAAGCATGATATGATGTCACAAATCAACAACATTGAACGTGGCGAGCATGTCATCATCATCGTGGACTCGGTAGGAAATCTAGCATCCAAGAAGGAAGTGGAAGATGCCTTGGAAGGCAAGAGTGTGGCTGACATGACACGCGCCAAGCAGCTCAAGAGCTTGTTCAGAATGAGTACACCTCACTTGACCATCAAGGATATTCCCATGGTGGTGGTGAATCACACCTACAAGGAAATTGGGATGTTCCCCAAGGATATTGTGTCAGGTGGCACCGGCATCTACTATTCTGCTGACAACATCTTCATCATTGGTCGTCAACAGGAAAAGAATGCGGATGGTCTGACAGGTTACAACTTCATCATCAACGTGGAGAAGTCTCGCTTTGTTCGTGAGAAGAGCAAGATTCCTGTGGAAGTGTCATTCGAAGGTGGCATCAGCACCTGGTCAGGTCTTCTGGATGTGGCATTGGAATCAGGACACGTGGTGAAGCCACAGAATGGATGGTATCAGAAGAAGGGTGAGGAGAAGAAGTATCGTGTCAATGACACCTACGCCAAGGAGTTCTGGATGCCCATCTTGAAGGATGTATCATTCCAAGACTGGATCAAACAAAACTATGCCATCTCCACATCATCTCTGGTGGCAGAGTTCACAAATGAGATGATTAACCAGGAATATGACAATGCCTAATTGCCCTAGCTATGAAGTGAGGTCCAACCAGTTCTACAAAGAAAAAAACACCGCAGATTTCTACCTTGAGTTGAAAGAAGGTCCTTTCATTGGTCTATGTTTTGTGTTTGGTCCCATCACGTTTGATGGTGAAGATGAAAATGGTAATGGAAAAATCAATTTCGATTATCACTTGTTGTTCATCCCAGCTCATGTAAATTTTGATGAACAGAAGCCTGATATTGAAGTGGTGGTAGGTACCATCCTTCAACACTTACTTGAAACCATGGTGACGAACGATGAAACTGGAACTAGTGATACTGAATCAACTACTGAAGGACGAGGACTATCTCAGGAAAGTGATTCCCTTTCTGAAGGATGAGTACTTCACAGACTGGTCAGAACGAAAAGTATTTCAACATCTGAAAACATTTGTGGAACAATACAACGCCGCTCCCAGTTCAGCGGCGTTGAATATTTCGTTGCAAAATGACAAGACCTTGACAGAAGAGGAGTTCACAAACATCACAGAGGTGCTCACACAATTTGGTGAAGCTCAATCCAACAAGGATTGGGTGTTGAATGAAACTGAAAAATTCTGCAAAGACAAGGCGGTGTACAATGCCATTGTACAGTCCATTCAAATCATTGATGGCAAGGACAAGAAGTTCACTAGTGAAGCCATTCCAGAAATTCTCAAAGATGCCCTCGGCGTCAGCTTTGATAATAGTGTGGGGCATGATTATCTTCTGGACAGTGATGATAGGTTCGAGTATTATCACAAACTAGAAGAACGCATGCCATTTGATTTGGATATGTTCAACAAAATCACCAAGGGTGGTTTGCCTAGAAAGACATTGAACATCGCTCTGGCAGGGACTGGTGTGGGTAAAAGTTTGTTCATGTGTCACATGGCAGCAGGAGCGTTGAGTCAAGGCAAGAACGTGTTGTACATCACCATGGAAATGGCAGAAGAACGCATTGCTGAACGTATTGACGCCAATCTGATGAATGTCACCATGGATGATTTGAAAAATCTTCCCAAGCAGATGTTTGATGACAGAATGGCCAGAATCCGAAACAAGACAGAAGGCAAGCTTATCATCAAGGAATATCCCACAGCATCAGCACACTCTGGTCATTTCCGAGCTTTGTTGAATGAATTGAATCTGAAAAAGGAGTTCATTCCTGACCTCATCTTCATTGACTATCTGAACATCTGTGCCAGCAGTAGATTCAAGATGTCTGGCAGTGTGAACAGCTACATCTACATCAAGGGTATCGCTGAAGAACTTCGTGGCTTGGCTGTGGAATTCAATGTCCCCATCGTGTCAGCCACACAGACCACAAGGAGTGGGTATGCAAATAGTGATATGGAGCTTACTGATACTAGTGAGTCATTTGGACTTCCAGCAACTGCGGACTTCATGTTCGGTATTATTTCCACAGAGGACTTGGAAAAGCTGGGACAACTTCTCATCAAGCAACTGAAGAACCGATACAATGACCCATCACAGCATAAGCGTTTCGTGGTGGGTGTGGACAGAGCCAAGATGAGATTATATGATGTGGACATCTCGGCACAGAAGAACATCATGCAGGAAGAACGAGTGGAACAGAAACCCGCTGCGTTCACTTCCAAGATGTTCGCCAAGAAGAATTTCGATGGAATTAAGTATTAGTATAAATACGAGAGTTAAGACGGAGGTTCCATGTACCTGGCTAGCAAGATACACAAGGAACTGAAACACCATTTTCCTGCTGATGACATCATCGGGTCAGAATTGGCATATGGTGTCATCACCAAACGTCTGAACAAAGTGCTCCGTCCATTAGGAGCCAGAATTCGGGTGAAGCGTGACAAGGAACTGAAGGTGAAGCGTGGTAGTGTGAAACAGCCCTACAACTTCTCTGGGTACTATGACACAGGGAAGAAGAAAAACGCCATTGTGGTGAATGCACATTTCACTCCCACCAGAAACACCTTCAAGTTCACACGACAGAACTATAATGGATTCATATTCATGTTGTCTCAGATATTGCAACATGAATTCATCCATGAAAGTCAATTTGCTTTTCGTCCTGACCAAGCCGAACGAAAAGTCAAGGTGTTCCATTCTGATAAGTTGTCCAAGAAACGGTTATCAGAAATTGAATACCTCAGAGAATGGTGTGAAATTGAAGCCTATGCGCATGACATTGCCATGGAAATCAATTACTACTATTCTGACCTCAGACCATCCACCGTTATCAAGCACATTGACAGCCGTAGAAAACTCTACAGCTATATGTTCTATAAGCGTGCTTTTAAAGGGACAGATTGGACTCGCTTGAAAAAGTCTTTATTGCGTAAAATCTGGCGGTGGATCCCCTCAGCACAAGGCCCCATCGCCGTGTAAGTTGTTGATTTGCAAGCACTTAGCCAGGGCTTGACAAATTGACCAAAATGTGTTATATTTCATATAGGGGATGAACTCCCCACTCACACTCACGGAGGGCAGTACCATGACAGAAAATTCGATGGACCTTCTTGGACACACCAAGGAGTTGGAAGGAAACACTTCAAGAACCTGGGCAGATGTGGATTTGGATGAACAGGAATATCTGGACCGTCTGGCCAGCTTTGGTGAAGGTTTCCACCACTTCTTGCAGTTCCAAGAAAATGGTAAAATTGATGGTGTAGGTGCTTGACAATTGGTTGTAGATGTATTAGAATTAAGGTGTAGGTGAGATGTTCAACTTCTTTCTCGGAGGCTGTATTATGCGTAATTCTGACAAGGTTTCTTTCGTTTGTTTCACTAACGGCGGGACGCGTGGCAATGGCAAGACCATTGGCACCAAGATTCGGTTCACTAACGACCGGACTCGCTACACCAAGGCGCTGGGTAAGCTCGGCGTGGCATCTGTGGTCTGGGTTGACCTCCCGAATGCCATGACCAAGTCTCAGGCACTGGACTATCTTCGTGGCTCTAATGATGCCTCGATTTCGGAGCAGGTCTATCAGGATGCCATTGCCGCAGCGGCTCGCCGTCTCCGCCCTGCTTCAAAGGCTGTCAAGACTGTAAAGAAGACCAAGTAACATAACATTGGGAGCGCACGGTTTTCAGCCCGCCGTGCGCTCCGTCATTGAAAAGGGCACATAAGGAGATTTACTATGTCACAGAATGACCGTCTTGTTCGTTACCTCTCAACTGGTCGTACCATCAGCGTCGCTCAGGCTCGCAGCCGTTTCGGCATCCGCAACCTTCGCGCCCGCGTGAACGACCTTCGTTCTGAGGGTTTCTGCGTGTACACTAACCGTGGTGAGACCACGACCTACCGTATGGGTCGTCCTTCACGCGCCATCGTGGCTGCTGCCTACCAGACTGCTGGTAGCCGTATCTTCGGCGGTAACTAACTAATCAAACAGGAGAGACAATTATGATGTGGTATCACTACTTGATTGCAGTGATGTTCATGGCCATGGTTGTCTCTCCTGTTTGGTTTTTTGGTAAAGTTAGTAAAGTTTTATTTGATGAGGCTGAGCCTCATGAAATGATTGTTCAGTATGTTCATCCTGATGCCATCATCCCTAATGTGGAGGCTGTGGAAATGATTGATGCTGACCAGAAGGTGCTTCAGAATCTGGACAAAATGATTAAGATGTCCAAGAAGAAGCATGTGAAGCAGATGTGGAAGATAAAGAAAGGTGAGTTTGAGCGTCAACTCCGCTGGAAGGCCACGGAAAGGAATGCTCATGTATAATCGTGAATCCACATTGGAACTGTTGAAGAAGCTGGCTGAGCTGAAGGCAGAAAGCTATGAAATCAATTGGGAAGAGTGGGAAGAGAATATGGATGGAGACCAGCTGGAACAGATGGTGAATGCTGGTGTGGAGGAATCTGAGCAACACTTTCTGAACATGGAAATTGATGAGCCAGCTGATGTATATAATGATGACAATGGAATGAGTGAGGAAACCACCAAGGCATTGGAGATGCTGATAGATGATTTGATTACTGGATACATCTATCAGACTATGCTTCGTAAGAAAAAGGCTATCGAGGAATTCATTTCATCCATTTAGACATAAATAGTAGAAACCAGATACTGGACTACTATGGCTGCTAAGAGTGACAAGAACACACATCTAGAACACCTAGAAGATGACATCATCAATCTAGGTTATAAAGGCGCCCAACAATCCATTGCGTTTGTTGAGGCGCTTTTTGA